TAAAAGCCAACCCGAATCTATATCGGGGAATCGAGGCCGACCTTTCTAGGGAGGTCTTGAACACGGTTCAGGCGTCCATGAAGTCGGGGCAACCCGTAGATTCTTCGGCTCTTAGAAACCCGAAGTATTGGGAAGCCGCCGCCGTTGCCATGCGGATTATGAACGGAGATGACGTGTCGAAATACTATACGAGGTCGAATCAACCGATGACTCCTACGCACCAAGAAACACCTGGTCCCGGCGGTGTGCCGAAGGCCGAGATGACGCTTTCTCCAGAACAGGAGGAGCTAATCTCAAAAGGGAACATAACACGAGAGCAGTTCATGGAGGCATGGAAGAAAGAGCGTAATATCGCCGCAGGGAGGAACCGTTGAACCTTTCAGACATCAAAAAGCACATGGTTGACCTGAGAAGGTCTACGTGGGACAAGGAACGGTCTTCTCCCAAGGATGGACGGTATTATTGGGCTAACAAGGTTTATCTCACTTCCAAGGATTATCGGGACGACCAGACCAGGCCGAAGTTCAAGTATCGCTGGGTTGCCTTCGACGAGAAGGATGACTTTGTGAATTACAATCACTGGCGCATGACTTACGAGGCGACTCCGGTTGACTACAAGGACGAAGAGACGGAAATCTACCCGGAACCGTTGGTTCCAACGGTCGAGGGGAAATACCGTTTCATGGACATGGTTCTGATGAAGATTCCGATTGGCGTTGAGGTTGCCAGGATTAGCGATAACCGGAAACAGTACGACAAGGCCCGGGAGGGGCTTCAGAAGAAGTTCAATTCCGATGCCGCGTCAGAGGGTGCTGTTTTTGAGGGCGATATAAAACTCTGATTCTTGCCGACTGCTCCTAGAAAATAGGAGATTAAATTGGGACTTTTTTATGGGCTTAGATTTGTGGAAGGCCCCTGCGTTATCAGGGAATACACGAGTGCCGCCACTACCACATACGACGCTGGTGAGGTTGTCAGCCTAGCCAACGGGTCGGTTGGTATCGGTGCGCACGATGCTTGTGCCGGGGTTGCATTGAAAGATGCCGGGGCGGTCACGGAGATGACCCCCATTATTCACATTACTCCGGACCAGATTTGGAGCATTTGTTACAACGGGACTACGGCACTAGACCTTATTGGGGATACTTATTTGATGACCTTTACCACCGGGGCGCAGTGCTTGACTAGTACCACCTCTACACCAACCGTCACGGTCGTCGGGCTTGACCCCAGAGATGGGGCGAAGCTGTATGGCCGCGTTCTTGTCAAGTTCCTACAGAGTAACTGCACGTTGGTTGGGTCGGTGCTTGCATAAGGGAATGAGGGAGAAATAACATGGCTACTACAGTAAATCTTCATGGTACTTGGTGGGATACCTCTACCGGAAAAGAATCTCTCAAGACCCTTACTAGGACTTGGTTTGATTCTACGGATAGGGAAAACCTTGTTGAGTGGAAATCTCTTTGCAAAGACCTGAAATCCAGCGATGACTTTGAACGGGAAACGAGAACGGCTGGACTCGGGGCGATGCAGGAATTGGTCGAGGCTCAGAACATTCCGCTTGAGGAAGCGAAGTTCGGGCAGTCCAAAGACTACAAGCAGGTCGCTTTCGGAAACGGGTTCAGGATTACTGACCGGATGAAACGGTTCAACAAGATTGGGCTGATGGAAAAACTGACCCGTTCTCTGAAGAAGACGATGGCGGAAGGCAAGGACTTAGAGGTCGCCAAGATGTTCAACAACATGACGACCACCACGGCTCCAGGGCAGGCTGGTTTCGACACCCTCTGCCTTGCCAACGATTCGCACACTTGTCTTGACGACGCCGGGACGACCTACGACAACTATCTTGACCAGGACTTAGCCACCGGCTCTTACGAGTCGGCGTTGGCTTACTTTGACGCTCTCTACGATGACCAGGGCAACACCTTTGTCGGCAAGGCGAAGAAACTGGTTGTCAACAAGAGCCTGCGGGTCAAGGCGTATCAGATTACTGGCGCGGACAAAAAGCCCTTTGAGCAGAGCAACACGAAGTACGACCTGAATTCCTACTACGGTTTTGATGTTGTTCCGTTTGTCTACCATCGGTTCTCCGGCTCTACGGCTTGGATGCTGATTGGCGATGTCGCGGACGTTGACTACGGACCTCGGGTCTACACGGCCCTGGAACCTGACCTTGATACCAAGGACGGGGACGACAGAACGCGGGATACGGTCGTGACGAGCATCCAGTATTTCAAGTTCGGATTCAGTGATCCTCGGCTCGTGTTTGTGGGAAACACCTGAGTCTAAATGAGTTTACGGCACTTGGACGCCTTTGAGTATAAAGATTGTACGGGGTCTGCCAAGAGGCCCCGTATTCATATTCTCGCTACTGAGGGAAAACGGGATGCTCGTATTCGGGGCGAGAGGAGTTTAATTTGAGTACATTTCCTGATATGGTGTATCATTTGGGCGGCGTTCCCGTTGGGACGCGATATGGTTGGAAACAGGGTTCCACCAGTTGGTTTGTTGATGGAGACGCTAGCGTAACGGGCGATGGAACTAGCCCCGATAAGCCGTTTAAGACTATTTATGAAGCAGTAACAGCGGCCAGTTCTTGGGACGTAATTTATATTGCTCCTAAGGCATGGACTTCTGGTGGTTTGTGGTTAGGGACGGCATATCAAGAAACAACTGATTTAAGCCTAACCTATGCCAAGACCGGAGTTGCCGTTGTGGGGCTGGGTCATCAAGGAATTATTGGGCAACCATATGGGACGGTTATTAGAGAGAAATCGTCGTCTACTCAACCCATATGGAAAGTTCATGCGCCAATGTGTGCTTTCGAGAACATTTCGTTTGAGAAAGAATCAACGGCGGTCAATGGACTTTATTTCTATGGTGATTCAGCTGGAGTAAGCGAAGCGGCATTGGGTTCTGTTTATAATTGTCATTTTCATGGACTAGCTGGCTCTGGGGCAACCGGAGATACCGGTGGTGCGGTTTATTTCGATGCTTGCTGGGGGGCCACTGTTGACCGGTGTTCTTTCTTGGGTTGCCGAATTGGAATTTCGTTTAAGTCAAATGCCGGGACCGCTGGTAACTTTATTGCGAGGAACAACACATTCCTTAGTAGACTTACAGCGGCATCTGAAATTAGTGCTGATATCTATATGTACGCGCAGGGTTCTGCTTCTTGTTCCATTACACATAATAATTGTGCCCACTTGATTCCTTCATATGTTGGGGGGCACGCCCGGTATATTATTGTTACTGCAGATGTTAGGCAGGGTCTTGTTGCCTTCAATTCTGTCGGAGCCGTAACTGGGACTAATTATACAGTTGGACCGACCGGGACAGGAATTATTTGTCCTGCCAATGTTGGGCACGGACCGAACTGGGGAAATGCGGCCTTGCTTGCCAGCACAACTCCGTAACTACTCATTTGGTCGGGAGGGGCTTCGGCCCCTCCCGCCATATTTATATTTTATGCCATGAACATAATAATCAAAGGTAAAACAAAATACGGTAGCACCCGCTCTGAACAAGAGTCGAATCTTAGAAAAGATGGATATGTTGGGATGAGTGAAGAAAACTACGATAAGTGTAAATGGGCAGAAAAGAAAATTAAAGATACCATTGGTTCTTCTGAAAGTTTTTTAAGACAATCAGATATTGACCAAATCAAATGAGTTTCACGTGTGACTTCAAATGTCGGAAGTGCGGGGCGGTATCTCCCGACGTTTCTACCGACATCAAAGACCAATACTGCCCCTTTTGCGGGGTTCCGATGAACCGAATCTATACCGTCCCGACCGTAATCTTAAACGGGAATGGGTGGACGCCCAAATTTCACGGGGCGGGAAAGAAGGAGAACTAAATGGCTAATGTTTTAACAAGAAATATTTGGACTTGTGCGTCACTGGGGATTATCTCAAACAAACCGGTGTTAGTTAAGGGGATTATGTATTACCCCGCCGCCGTTGACGGGGAGTTCACCCTGAAATGGTGGGATGAGGTACAACCCCCGACGCTTCATGCGGAAAAGATTACTTATACCAACACGGTAAGCACGGACAACACGGTTACGGCCACGACAAGTGCGTTCCCTAGCACATGGCTTGACGGGAATGTAGTCAAATGCCTAAAGACTACCGGCTCAGATTCCACGAAGTATGGACTTATTCAGACTGCTGGGAACAACACGGCATTTGTAACTTGGGGTGCCCCGTTTACGACCGAGGCGTCCAAGGTTGGCGATTGGGATTGCTACCCGACATACACAGCGTTTCGTGGAAAGGCATCGAAGGCGGCAGACACAGAAACGTCTATGTGGTTCCCATTCGGCGGGGATGGGTTCTTGTTTCCGAACCTAGCCCTTGATGACTTTGACACAAGCGATGTAGTTATAATCTACGTTGGTTAGCGTGGGCGAATTTCGTTTGCCCCTGCGGTCTGACTACCCGGATGTTGCCGGGGCCAAATGGGATGAGTGCGTTTTGTGCGGGACGAAGCGAATCAAGGTTTTGGTTCACTTCGATTCCGGCTCTGCCGTGCCCATTGTCGGGGAAACGATTACCGGGGCGACCTCTGGGGATACGTTTGTCGTAGAGGGATACACAATCGTTAGCGGAGCGATTGGCACCGGGGACGCCGCCGGAGTTATACAGGGTAAGACACCGACCGGGTACGATAGTATCAACCTTGAGATATTCCAGAACGATGAGAACCTGAATAGCACCACTCCGGGGAACAACTTCGCAACGGTTAATGGGATTGGGGCGGTGCAGATTTCGGGAAGGTTGATTCCAGACAGCGATATGGTTGTTTACAAGGGCAAGAAGTATTGTAAGGCACACTTCCGATTCATGTTTAGGCGTGAGTGGGAGGACGATGCCAGGATAGATTCGGGCGAAGGAGACCGTGAATAATGCGAATCCGCGTAAATGACGACCGCATCTTCGTGATTCTCGAACCCATGGTTACGACCACGACCGTTGCTGGCCCCGGTGGGACTACTATCGAAATCTCACTACCGGAGAACCACCACGAGAGGTCAAGGGTTGGGCTTATCAAACAGGTCGGGGAGGCCGTAACCAAGTATGTCCCCGGGGACAGGGTTCTTCTATCGGTGTATGCCGGAGTGAGGATTCACCTCATTGGCCGGGACATCGACGGGGAACCGATTGACGAGGACAGGCACAGGATTATTAGGCAGGAAGAAATTCTCTGCGTTTTATACGATTAACAGGAGGTGCCCGTGGGAAGCACCAGTTTCGATATTTTCTGCGACCATCTGAAATACCGGATGGGGATGGACACCGGGATTGAATCCATTAGTTCTGGTGCCGTGAACTACTATGGCATCTGGACAAATATGGCGTATAGGCAAATTTGCGCGGCCCACAAGATGCCGGGGCTGAACAAGATTTTCCGCATCCCCGAGTTGGAAACCAGTTCCACTGCTACCACGGTTGACGGGACGGCCTACGTCAGCACCCCTAGCGATTGTATCGCGGTCAGGACGGTGTTTGACGAAACGAACGATACCAAGCTGACGTTTATCCCGACATCAACCTACTTTGCCTATAACGACCGGGCCACGACATCATCTGAGGGCGACCCCACCGAGTGGACAAGGGCGGGGGCAAGGATATACCTTCACCCGACGCCGGGGACGACCGGGGACACCCTGACTATCCACTACAAGAAACGCCCGTCCGATATGTCTGGGACAGGCACGACTGTTATCGGGGACGAATGGGACGAGCCGATAGTGATACTGGCGTCACAGAAGGGGTTTCTTTGGCAGGGTGCGTTTGACAAGGCGAAGGCGGCGAGAGAGGAGTTCATTGAGGTCGTGGCGGGCCTAATAGGGGCTTATGATGCCCAAGAGGGCGACCGGGACATTGGTTTTGGCCCGAGTACTTCGTACATGGGGTGATAAGTGGCTGTCAAGAAATATAAAATAAAACCGCTTGCCCATGCGCTCCATCTCGAAGACGCGCCGGCCAACTCGTCTGCGTTGGCGGCGCAGTGGCCGACGGTGAATGTACGGGTTTCGTCCAACCGGGTGGAAAGACGGTGGGACCACAAGATATTCAGGACACTGGCTGACGGGGATGTTGTCCAAGGAATCCCGGTTTATAACAAATACGACAACACCAACTACGCCCTCATCCTGACCGAAACCGACATAGCTAAGGTTGCGACCGGGAGTGGGGAAACGTATTCGTATCTGACGGATACATACACAACCGGACATATCACGAGCATCACGGATGATGCGGTCGTGGGGTCCGGCGATGGATGGTCGGCTAGCGGGCTGAACCCCGGAGATAAGTTCATCCTTGAGGATGATTTAACCCCAAAGGCCGAGCCTGATTCGACGTGGGCTACGATTGAAACCGTAGCAGACCACGCTATTGTTCTTGAGGCCAACTACGATACCTACGGCGGGACTGAGGGGGATTTCTCGGGAACCCCCAAACACTACCGGGCCAGGAAAGTATATAAAGTCCCGTCGGGGGAGCGTTGGCAATACGCTACCGTGGCCGGGAAGTTCTGTTTTACTAACGGTGATGTATATGGTCAGTATTGGGCGGGGTTAGAGCCGGAGGGGTCTGCGCCGCCAGCGGACAATTTTGCCAAAGATTTAAATACGTCTTACGTCTACCAAGCCAGGTATTGCGTAGCCTACGCCAACCGCCTATGGACGGCAGATATGTATGATGTTGGGCTGGGGACAAGGAACCCTTGGATACTCAGGGGAAGCAAGATAAACGACCCGACAAACTACACCGATTCCACGGCGGCGGATTACTATTTCTACGATATGCCCGACCCGATAACTGGGTTGGGAGTCGTGGGCGACCAACTGATTGTCTACCGGAAAACAATGTATCATTTTGGAAGAAGGACTTCCACTTCTACGGACCCATTGTATTTCCCCGGATACCAAACAGGCGTAGGGCTACACGCCCCGTATAGTCTTGTTCACTACTTGGGGACAAACGCTTGGCTCGGGGTGGACAACTTCTATACGATGAACGGGACGACGGCGGTTGCCATAGGTGGCCCGATACGAAAGAAATTCTTTTCAATCATTGACGATGACGACTTGGAAAAAGTGTTCGGGATAAACAACTATCGGTATAGCGAGATACTGTGGGTAGCACAGACGACCGAGGGGCAGAAGTGCTTCTCTTGGAACTATGCTGAAAATTCATGGAGCGTATACGAGTTTGACGGGAACTTGTCCGGGTTGGGCGGGTTCGGGTTATAATGGCTACTTTATATACGGCACCAGAAACGTTATCTGTATCTACCATTTCCGATACGCA